GGCTCTTTTACTGCTTTTGCTTCTACCGCCTTCGGCTCTTTCACTGCTTTTGATTTCACTGCTTTTGCTTTCACCGCCTTCGGCTCTTCTACCGCCTTCGGCTCTTCTACCGCCTTCGGCTCTTCTGCCGCTTTTGATTTCACTGCTTTTGATTTCACTGCTTTTGATTTCACTGCTTTTGCTTTCACCGCCTTCGGCTCTTCTGCCGCCTTCGGCTCTTCTGCTGCTTTTGCTTCTACCGCCTTCGGCTCTTCTGCCGCCTTCGGCTCTTCTGCTGCTTTCGGCTCTTCTGCTGCTTTTGATTTCACTGCTTTTGATTTCACTGCTTTTGCTTTCACCGCCTTCGGCTCTTCTACAGCCTTCGGCTCTTCTACCGCCTTCGGCTCTTCTGCTGCTTTTGCTTCTACCGCCTTCGGCTCTTTTACTGCTTTTGATTTCACCGCCTTCGGCTCTTTTACTGCTTTTGCTTTCACCGCCTTCACCTCTTCCACTCCCTCCTCCCACGCTATTACCCTCTTCATCGCTCTCTCCCACTTCTTTATCTCTTCCTCACACTCCATCATCTCCTCCTCTCTCACACCACTCTCTTCACTCAATCTTCTCAATATTCTTAACATTCTCTTCCTCCTCCTTTTTCCTACTTTCTCTTTTCAATTTTTTTACTTCCTTTCTTTCTTTCTCTCTTCTCTCTTTTTATTCTATCGCCGGACAAACTATTTGTCCGAAACCTTCGCCCAACCATCCAACTCTGTATAGAACGCCTTCACGCGCTTATTCACCATAATACGCGAGACATCATAACTCATAATACTCATTCCTTCTAATGATTTGATTCGAGATAGTGCGACGTAGCTTTGTCCTGCCTCGAATACCCGTTCCCCTATATCAATAATACAGCGATCCAATGTCGCACCTTGGCTCTTATGTATCGTTATCGCCCACGAAAGTATCAGCGGGATTTGAGATACGCCAATACCAGGGATATTCTCACTCATCCAGGTATGCCTATTTATCGTCATTTCAAGTCCATTATTGAAACGCACCACTGGTAATGTAGACATCCCCGACGACGACGGGTGGGTTTCACTCATCCGCACAATAATCCCCTGACTACCATTACAGATAGGGGTCGCAGCTGTTGTCACAGATTCCTCCATATTCACGACACACATCACTTGCGCACCCACCTTGAGATGAACGATATCATCGCACAAAATACTGTTCTTCAACGAAAACAGCTCTGAAGATATACGCTCATTTGACTGTGACGCGCGAAATTGTTTTTCTTTTTCCGAAAGTGGCAAATCGGTTACATACTTCAATTCATATTTATAGTCGGGGCTATCTGGATCCAAAATCGCGAGTTTCTCCATTTCGAGGCGGTTGATTTCGTCCACACGCGACCGCGTCGCATATAAAATCGTGGGTTTCGTCTGTGGGGTTCCATCTTCAGATACGTCGGGTAGAACAACGCCGACGCGTGACCGAAGGATTTCGTCTGTTCGGCGCGTAATCCTCCCTTCACGTACCTGATTCAATATCTGGCAATATATGGGGTCGTTTTGACGGAAGATTTGTTTCAATTGAATGTGGTTTTCTTTCGGAAAAGTTGCGAACCAACTTTCGCTTTCAAAGCAAAAGCGCGCATTGTCAGGGTCTTCTGTATTCACTCCTACTGGTGGGAGCTGGTAGAAATCACCACAAAATACCAACTGGAGCCCGCCGAAAGGCCGGGAATGACAGTTTCGGGCAGTTTTTCCTACGAGGTCCAAGATATCAAATAGTCGTTTTGACATCATACTCACTTCATCCACGATAAGCGTCCGCGTCTTTCGCCATTCCTTCTTTTTGAAGAAGTTCTTATCTACGCGGTCTACAATACGTCCGATATCTCCATTGGCGAGTCCGATTCCAGCCCACGAATGAATTGTTTTCGCTTTACAATCTAGCATAACAGCAGCGCATCCTGTGAGCGCACATACCTGGATATTGTGTTCGCGCTGAGTCGCGTATTTATAAATCTCTCGGATGAGTGCGGACTTACCTGTACCACCTGGTCCGGTGATGAATACATTTTGACCTGATTTATATTTCTCAAGCGCGGTAACCTGTTCCGGTGACATATTTTCTTGAAGTATCGCGCTACACACTGGGGATGGTGCCGCAGGCGCGGCTTCAACGGCGTCTGGAGTCGGTACATTGGCTACCATTTTCTTCACAACTGTCGTATATTTACGGATATCATGCGATAATGACGACGTCATCTAATTTCGGTTATATTATAATAATCCACCGCAATAGATTTCAATTTATCGCGTGATAGAGACATTTAACATTGAAATATTAGTTAGTATAATTTCTTTTCACTCGTTGTAATATAGATATAAATCGTTTTTCGTATTTATTATATAAGTTAATATGAATAATATAACAACATCCTATTCTTACCCGCAAAAAATATATGCGAATGCGCCTGGATTGATCGGGCAAAATGAATTAGCTCCAGTTACCTCTAGCACGCCCGCATCAAACACATTTACCCTTCCGGCTTTTATAAGCAACGACCATTTAGAGCGCGTTAAAAAATCACAGATTATCCTTGAAAAATACCCAGATCGGGTCCCACTTATCATACAACCATCCAAAAGTGACCGCGATTCGTATCCTATTGACAAATCCAAATATATCACACCGAGAGATTTGACACTACTTCAACTTCAACAGATTATCCGAAAACGTATTCACTTCCCATCAGAAAAGGCGCTTTTTATGTTTATCAAAAACAAGATATATCCCATAACATCTATGATCGGACCTATCTATGACGAGAATAAAGACACTGATGGATTTTTGTATGTATCCTATTGTCAAGAAAGCACATTTGGCGTATAAGTACATGTCACTAACATATATAGACACAAATGTATATATTCATACATTCTATATATGTTAACTCTTCTCACAAAATTCAAAAATAAAATACGTGATAAATTAAAAAATAGGCGTATTGTAAAAAGAAGGCGACAATACGAGGTCGTTATTGGGTCTGATATAATGACGGTTAATTCAGAGGCCGAATGTGTTCTGGACGACCTAGACGCCACTTCTGAACCACCCGCACCAAGCCCCAATAATACACGCACTCTATTTCGCACCGAAATTAACAATACAATTATAAACGAAGATTACGAATTACAAGAGCTTATTCGGATAATGGATATGTATAAATTCAACATTAAAGACACTCTATTAGAACCCCGTTATGAGGACGCAATTCACAGCATTCCTGACGCATCAGACATTATAAAAATCAAGATGCGGATATTGTATATCATTATCGCAAATAACATCTATCGGGATGTATTTGAAGAGAAGAAACTGTATTGCTCGGTGAAATCAAATCAATATATAGGTGTATTTCGTTATAACGGGTATATACTTCGTATTGACGACTCGCCGTATAGTTTTATCAACGAAACTGAGATCATAAACGCATTGCGTGAATTTCCCAGTTCCGAGGCCGAGACCCGCATTATACGCCCATTTTTGGTATATTCAAACATCAAGCGAAACCTCAAAAATGATGTGTGTGAATGTCGGCGCGCGTTATGCGATTGTAAATATTACGACGACGCAGATAATTATGCTGGTATGGAAAAACTCGAAAATGAACCACGGGTATTTTATAATAAATTACGTGAAAATATGATATCGTTCAGTATACAGCATTACGTAAAACAAACACAAACATTATACAATTGGGTAAAAGACAATATCGGAAATTCCATATATAAACAATACTTGACATTACAAAACCCGTTTTTTATTCATCTGTTTTATCAATGCGCTATTCTATTGCGCGATATTCACGTATTTTTCGTCGTCCACGGCGACATCAAACCCGACAATATTCTTATTCGAGAACACGATAATTTCGATATCAACCACCCAGAAAAATGTAAACACTTCACAGTATATTTGATTGATTTCGGATTATCAGGAATCTCTGGTAAAGGCTATGGCACAGGAGGAACTATACCCTATTGTCATCCCGAGTTCAAAAATATCCGTGACACAAACCGACCAAGTAAATATCATTGGAAGACGATCAAACTCAAACACGATGTATGGTCACTCGGTATAGCATTTCTTACAATGTATATCTATCGCGATTTCTATAATTATTATCACAAATACCCCCATTACGTATTTACCAGTGACGGTTATATATCCTCATTGTTATTAGACGTTATATCTAATAAAAAACTCCACGATTTATTTACAAAAATATTATCTATTGATTGTATTCCAATTGAAAATGTGTGTGAATTGCTGCGCGGGATGGATGGTGTGAACTGAATCATTACAGATTCGTCGAATCCGACGCTAACCCGGGTGATTGTAGTGTAACTTCGTTAGGTATATATTCAGAAGGGGGTGTTGCTATTACGGCGGTCGCAGCAATACTGGTCTCTAATTCCACCGCACCTACATTGGTATTCGTCGCCGATGCCGATGCCGACGACACACTTTCAGTCATTGCGTTCATTATACTGTATGGATTACTACCGGTTCCGCGTAATGATTTGGGTAAATATTGTGTTTCTATGGATGGCGAGTATTCTGGGGGTGCGTCGGATCCGCTAGTACTAGTGACGGAGACGGGTTCGACTCGACGGGTGGGAACCACATTGACGTGGTCGGATAACGTTGTTTCTTGAAATTGACTTTTGACGATGGCCCGTTTTTCGAGTGTATCACGCTTTATATTCATATTCTGAAGCACATTCAACGTTAGCTGTGGAGCGATGGATAGCGTATTCATATGTGTCCGATATTTGAAAGAACACACACTCGTTTCGTGGACGATGAATTGTATACTATACCACCAAAACGCCGGAATAAACATAACCATCCCCTGAAATAATTCGACCTCGAGTGTCTTGATTTTATCAAAATCGTCCTGGTATTCGGGCTGGACCTTCCACGGGTTCACCGGTGACCTGAATTCTAAAATATCGTAATCATTAATTGGGTATAAATACCGTGTGTCTTTGGGGGGAATTAAAAGTATCTTAATTCGACCTTGCGTGACAAGGAAATAATTCCGATAATTCACTTCATATCGGAGCGGCGTGGTTGTTCCGGTAGACGCCATCATTATATCATACATACACGTAGACACCATATACGGGCGTAGAAATTCATCGTTCAATTGAAATATTTTAATAAGACCAGTTTCATCTATAAAATCAGAATTGCGTTCACTAATGTATTTCAGTTCGGTGTCTTTTTTCAGTACTTCGTGTGCGATTTTGAATGTAACTGGGATATATAATACGACGTCATTTTCTGTTCCTTTCTGGGGGGTTTTTGCGGCGTCCGCATCCGACGGCGACGACGGCGACGAGCCAGTTTTACTAACATCACGAATATGTATATCGAATGCTCGGTAATTGGTGTGGATGCCTTGATATGATAGTTGGGCTAGCATTTGGTCATTATAAAACTCAAAGGTGGTTGGCTGTCGTATATCACATACTTCTTCTAAACGCTGCTTTGACGGTTGTTCTATTTCATATACTTCTAAATCATTGCTTCGTTTCAGATGAAAATGGATATGTAGATACAAAAATAACACGATACAGAAAATGAAAATAGAAATAACTAACATTGTAAATATGAATACTATTACATATTCATATTTATACTTCTTTTTTTTTACGCGCGGTTAGATTTCATTTACGATGAGTGCGATTTGTTCTGGAAAATGTGGCATTTCCGAATACGTATCTGGTTCGGTCTCTTCAGTAGAATCGAGCGCTTCCGCTGGTGCGTCTGGGTCTGCGTCTGCGTCTGCGTCTGCTGGTGCGTCTGCTTCTTCTAGGTCAATAATTTGAGCAGGTTCTGTATCCTCATCGTTGTTATTGCTGACTTCTGATATAAGTTCGACCGGTCCGGTAGATAATACAATTTCGGTCATTTCCGTCATTTCCGGCTGATATAACCCATCATTATCCAATCCGTCGTCCTGAAATACGACCTGCGACGATTCTTCCGGTTCAGACGTATGGGATGGCGTCGACGATGACGCATTTTTATTCAATAGTCGCATCAACATTGTATTCATTTCATTCATCATTTGTTGCTGTGAATGGATGAGAGAACGTAATTCTTGGTTCTCTTTGACAAGAGGCTCAATCTTCATAATCACCTCCGAGAGATTCGTATCATTGACAATCTTATCCACAATACCTTCTACGAATTCGCGACTATTTGTTAAATCATTCATAACTACCTCCATCAATAATTCTTGTTCTGGTTCTGGTTCTGGTTCGTCAGCGTCATTGTCGGCATCAGGTGCGACTGATGCTTCTTTTATGGCGGGAAGACCACCTTTTGTTGAAACGCTATCTAGTAAATAGTCCAGCTGTTGGATCATCTCTTGTATGACGTTATCATGTTCTTCAAGTTTGGCGTCATGAGATTTTAATATAACAATCGGGGGCGGAATCACGCCAGTATCAGATACCATACTTACAAAGGGTGTCATTCGACTCGGTGTCTGTGACCCGTGTTTGGGGTGTGAGTGTGCCCGTGTCTCTGCCTGGCGTGGCGCCCTCGCCTGGGCTTGTGCCTGCGCGCGTGCCTGTTTAATTAGCTCTATTTCCGCTTGTGTCTTATAATTCGGATTCTTTCGCGGTATTCCTTTTTCATAAATAAATTCTGGTTCATTCATAGAGGGTATAGGCATTTGTCCTCTCTGATGTTGTAGTTCTTGATCCTTCTCTTGAAGTTGCTGCTGCTCCGCTTGCTCCATCTGTTGCGCAATTGCCATTTTCTGTTTAAGAATTTGGGTTTGGATTTCGTTTTGTTTTTGGAGAACTCGGAGTTTGTCCATTGGTATTACGCTTCCTTGGGTTTGGATCGTTTTGGTTCGCGCGGCGATTTGCTGCCGAATCAGTTCTATGTTTTCATATATATTTATCGGGACATTCGGTGCTGCTTCTCTCGGAAGCGTATATTGCGGCTGGTTATTATGTTCTGGAAATGTTTGATTCATCAACTGTTGCGCCGTAGGCGTTGTTCGATTATAATAAGCGGATGATTGTGTAGGAGCGCCGCTAGTGCCTGCGCCCATTGGCGAAGATGATGCTCTGCGCTTTCGCGCGGCTGACAATGCTGCATTACCACTCATTTTGTTCGTTCGGTCGTGAAGATTATAAAATGTAATAACACATTAATTCTATATTATTTTCGCATTGTCATCTTCAATGAATCATAACTTTCATATTTTGACACGCGAAAATCTTCAAATGTATAGCCATTGATGTCATCTCTCAATACCGATATTTCGACTCTCGGAAACTCGAGAGGGCGACGCAATAACTGCGTTTTCATAACGTCCATATGGTCGTCGTATATGTGGGCGTTTCCTAAATGATATACGAATTCGTGTGCTACCAGACCGCAATGTTTCGCAAGAAGATGTGTCAAAAAACTATAGGATGCGATATTGAATGGAACTCCTAAACCAACATCACCACTTCGCTGATATAGAGCACACGAAAGGCGACTCTGGTTATCTACATTAAACTGGCATAGGATATGGCACGGCGGCAATGCCATCTCATCTAATTGGCACGGGTTCCACGCGGACATAATGAGACGACGTGAAAATCTCTCGGTGGGGTGTTTCAGACACCGAATAATCTCGGCGAGTTGGTCGATTCCTTTCCCCGTGTAATCCGTCTCGTGATTCTCATACGCTGCGTTGAAGTGGCGCCATTGATGCCCGTAGATAGGCCCGAGGTCGCCTTCGGCGTAGTGCGCGAGACCGCGCGATTCCATAAATTCGTGTGACGCATTATCGTCCCAAATGTGGACGCCGGCATCTTGTAAAACACGATTATCAGTTTTCCCCTGAATAAACCAGAGGAGCTCTTTGAGACACGTCTTCCACGCCATTTTTTTAGTAGTGAGTAGTGGAATACACCCTTGGTCTAATGAGAATACCATTCCTGCGCCAAATATGGAAAACGTAGACCCATTCCGGCCGGTTTGTTCGTGGTTTTGTTCTATGATGTCGTGGATGAGATTTAGGTATTGGTATTCCGCGTGTGGGTGGATGAATAATGCGGGGGTCTCGGCGTGGGCGTCGGCGTGGGTGGTTTTTATGGCATATTGTGCTACACCCGTATTTTCAATTCGATAATGCGGAACACTGTTGATACGTGAGAAACGACGGAGCATTAGAATTATAGAAATACTACAATAAATAGTATCATTGTTATCTGTTTAATTCGATTCCATTCCATTCCATTATTTTATATATTCGATGGTATATATATACTCAACAATGGAGGCATTTGAAGAAACTGTAAAAGAAGGCACGAAGCGCGGTAGTTCGTTGGTCGATCATGTCTTTCGTTTAGACGAACAGCAGCAAGGCGTCCTATTAAACATCGTCCAATACACCATCGTCGGATTTATTCCAATTCTCATTATGTTATACTTGGTTCGAACTTATGTTCCCGAACCCGACGACCACAAGGCCACCTTGATGATTTTAGTAGAAATCCTCGGACAAATCCTCTTTATGTTCGTGTTCATCTACTTTATCCATCGGTTGATTACATACATTCCAACCTACTCCGGATACAGATACAGCGAGTTCAACTTTACTACCACAATTTTAGGCATATTGATGATTCTCTTGAGTATCAAGACAAAGTTAGGCGAGAAGGTCCAGATTATCGTGGAGCGCACAATCGAGTTACTGGGCGGTGAGTCGAGTTACAATGGCACTGTAGGTGGTGGTGGCGCCGCACAAGGTGGCTCGGGCGCAGTTCGCATCACGCAACCCCTTTCCCAGCCATACGCAGGCGGTGTTCCGGGTGGAATGATTGGTGGCGGAATGGCACCTCCTAACCCAGCGATGACCGCCAATCGCAATACCGGCACGGCGGACTACGGTCTCTCGCAGGCGTCGCAGCAACAACAGCAGCAGCAGTTTAACAGCACTTATGCGCAAAATGTCGGCGGAGGAATGCCCGGCGGGATGATGTCGTTTGAGCCGATGGCAGCCAATGAGGTTATCGGGTCGAAGTTTTAGGGTTCACTTCTCTATAAAAATCTCTCGCTCTATACTTTTCATAATCTTACGTTCACCAATCGGGTCATCCTTGATTTCGTGAAGGACATTTCGAATCATCTTATGGTGAAATTCCTGGAGTCTACTATTCGTCTCCCACCCCGGGTGTAAATCCATCCACTTTTTAACTGCGAAATACTCTTTATTGGCGATATCAATGAACGCCTGGCGCATCCGCGCATTCCCCTCATCTCTCGCCCACTGGTGATTGTCCCGGACATAAATCGTATCCCGCTTCTGGTCTGTACAGTGAATCGGGCGCTTATACAAGTCCATTTGCTTCAATCCGTCAATCATCACCTTGCTAATTCCTTCTACAAGTCCCTGGTTCCGTGTATATGTCAAGTCGTCCATCGTGATTTCGAGAGAATTGACAAAGTCCGAGATGTTGACTGCGTCTTTACACTGTTCGTTCAAGAAAAAGTTCAAATTAAACTGGTTGTTATTCGTATTATTGACAATAATATTGCGTTCCTTGCTTAATTCCACGATTTGCTTTTGTAGAGTTTTATTCTGGTCTAATAACTCAAACACGAGAGAATTGACGAGAGATTTCTTGTTTCGTTTCTTGCCATCGGTAAGCGCCGAAATCATTTTCCTGATATAATCCTTGAGTTTCTCATTTTGCTCGGTGAGAAGCTCGGATACAACCGATGATGCCGCATCGGTTCCTGTGGTCATTGCGGACATTGCCGATACCGTATCCGCGTCCGAGTTCGACCCAGAGTCAGAGTCAGAGTCAGAGTCCGTGTCTTCGTCGTCCACCATAGACGACTTTGAAGACGATGACGATATCGACCCTGCGCGATCATCATATTCTTGTTTTTCAGAGATTTGGAAGGATAATTCTGGTTCTGTAAAATTGGAATAATGGAAGACTATATTGTCGTTTGGTTCATTCATTTTCTCCGCCTTTTTTTTAGATTTGAAACGATAGCGCACGATTTCCGTAGAGTCGTCGTGGTCGTGGTCGTGGTCGTGGTCGTGGTCGTGGTCGTGGCCTCCGCCGCCGCCGGAGGCGATAGGTTGTTCTATTCTCTCGACCGCCACCACCGGCGCCACCACCGGCGCAGCGAGACGTGTCGTCGTGGTGGTTGTTGTCAATGTAGTCGAAATAATAGAAACCGAAACAGTATTCATTGAAGAATCTGACTGCGGTATACCTGCCAATTTATTCACAGACTGTCTATGTTGAAATTGAAGACACGTAGAAGTATGTTTATAATAACTTGACCGGTGCGCATAGGTTTTTTTACAAAGGCAAACATATTTTCCTTCATTTGTCTGGGTTGGAATCCCTCCTTCTAAAACAGGCGGAGCCGACGTTGCGGCCTTTTCATCGGCGAAAATATTTGGTTGGATTTCATTAAGTCCAGGAAGATCGTCCATTGACTTCTCGTCCATTTTTTCATCGTTCAAATTTGGTTTCATTTTAATAATATAGGAATTCGCCAGGTCCTTGGCCTGGTTTTCATTCTTACAAGCACATTCCTCCAAAATATTACACTTCCAATTCGCCCAACCACCATTCTTCCGAATACATTCGTATAACTTCGTCCGATAGGTATTATCCAAAGACTCGCGCTTATGTTTATACTTTCGTTGTGTCAAGTTAGTTGTATACGAAATATATGCGTCTGAAATCTCTTTTGTTTTACAAGTTAGTTGGTAGATATATGTTCTTGAGTAGTCAACATACTTCCGCGGCATTTTTCACCGGTTGAAATTGAATATTCCGAGTGATTGTCTTACTTATAAACTATACTATACCTCTATTATTTATTATGTCCCCCACTGCCTGACTTTTCACTTTACCCCAGGCGTTTGGCAACATTGAGACCAATCGATGGTGCCAATGTTGCCATTCTCACTACGAAAACCGAACACGTCAGTGTGGGGTATTGTCTGATTTTGTCTGATTTTACCCTCATTTTGTCTTATTTTGCAATATTGCACTTTAGACATTTTGGCAACATTTACACCATCTTCAATCACATCACCAGAAATAAAAAAGCTATATATCCCGCTAACTCGAAAAGGGTAAAGTGGTCTAAAAAAATAAATGTCCAA